GACTTCCACGTCCTTCGTCAGTCTGCCGGTGATGATGACTCTGTTGATCATTGTTCTATCTCCTCTCTCTCGATCTTGTCGAGCTTCCTCTGCACCTTCTCCAGATGGCGGAGAAGATCTCTCCGCCTCTTCCAGCTGAACGTCCGAGCCATCTGTCTCTTCGTGTGCTGGATGTCCTGAAGAAGAAGCTGAGCCTCTTCGGTCTTTTCTTTCATGTCAGCGCCTCAGTCCTCCGGAAAATCAAAACCGTCCAAATCTCTCAAGCCGTCGAGCTGATCGGCATCGTCAGCGACGTCTTCGACCTCGGCAGTCTGGTCGATCATCTCCCGGATCTGACGGATGTCCTCGGCTCTGGATGCGGCATCCTTATCTCCGAAGAGATGAGCGACGACTTCCGGGTCTGTGCTTGTTCCGATGAGATGGGCGAGCAGCTGCCAGCGGTGTCGGATCTTCTGCGTTGTGATGACCTTCCTGATCTGCTTGTCTGTGAAGTCCTGAAGGCGGAAGCCATAGCTGTCCATGCCGTTCTCCCTCGGATAGTCTGAGATACCTATGTTCCGCTCGAGCCAGTTTTCCATGTCTTTCGTTATCATAAGTTTTCGAAGTCTCCTTCCTCGTCGTCTTCGTCGATGCCTCCGGGCATTGTCGAATAGTCGATTTCTTTGTCGTCCTCAAGGCTGTAGCTTGGCAGCGGGACGGTCTGCTCTTCTTCTCTGATCTCGTTGTCTGCCCAGCTTCGAAGAAGCTTCTTCCAGTCTTTGACGGATTCGTCTTTGACTCTCCACTTCCTTGCTTCGTAGTATCTGAAGAACTTCTCCGGATTGACTTCGAGGTTCTCGTTTCGGACGACATCCACAACATCCATCAAGGAAGGCTTTTCCCATTTTCCAGAAGAGCCAGCCCCTAGTCTGTCTTTTTGTTTCTTTGTTACTTTGTTTATTTGTTTATTTGTTCTATTGGGTGTCATCTGTTTGTTCACCTGTTCGGTCATCTGGTCTGTCACTTGACATGTCACCTGTTCGGTCATCTGTTTGTTCACCCCTTCATCTGCAAAGTCTTGAAAAGTAGCGTAATTACTGACTTTTATGATGGTGCAATGGTTTGACGATTTTCGTTCTATTTGCCCGTCATCTTCGAACCGTTTCAACCATCGCCGCACAGTTGACTCTGATAGTCCAGTGTCCGCCGCTATCTTCGAGATGGAAGTAGCAAAAGAACCGCGTGGAATCTCCGTTCCTAGGAAATAGCCGTCTTTCCAGTTGGCTTTCATGATGATATAGACCCAGAGGCTGACCGCACTAGAAAACATGAAATATTTCCAGTCCAGGAGCTTCCGGTGCAAGACAATAAATCCGTTCTCATTCATCCAGTCGCTCCTCCATAGCTATCTGCGAGTAGTAAAGATCGTGGTATGTCACGGCGACCGCATAGGCTGCCCAGATGTCAGCCCGGAAACCGTAGAACCATCCCGGGTTCTTCTTCGTGCCTTTTCCGTAGTTCTTTTCCCCATAAGCGAAGCGGTCGATAAGCGACTGACGGATCGTTGAGTCGTTAGCTCTGGGACTGTTGCAAATCGTCAGCTTCTCCTCTTTTCGGTAGACGTAGCGAAGATCTACGTTGGCGAGCCATCCTCTGAAGCGCTCATTCAGCTGCCCGATCCAGACACAGGTGTCGAAGACTTCCCGCCCGACTGCCATTCCATACGATGCAATCATCTCGATAGCTATGTAGATTTCCAGTCCTTCCGGATGCTCTTCCATAAGCTTTGAGCAAGATTCAATCATGGCAACATAGGCCAGCTCGTTATTCTGCTTTCCGATAGCGAGAGGGCGGAGCGTCTCGGCGTCAACGAGTGCCCACCCTGTCGCCGTGTTCCCCGGATCGACTCCGAGGATCGCGTTTTTATGCATCCGCGACCTCTCCGGTCTCTGCGTCGAAGTAGATCGGAGCCTCCTGTGCTTCAGGCTCTTCCGGTGCTGTCTGGACTGTCATGTCGTTGATGAAAGCCTTCTGCATCTCGATCGACATGATTCCGTATTTGCTGATGAGCTGTCTGTACATGGTTTTAAGCGCCATTCCATCGAAGTCTTTCTCCCAGAACGTATAGCCCTTCTTTGCACGGTATCCCATGCTGTACTTCAGAGCGTGCGCTTCCATTTTTTCCTTCGGCCAGTACATCGCTTTTTTAAAACCGTTGATCAGTTCAAAAAATGCATAATAGCCGACGGTCTTGGCGCTTTCTCTCTCCATAGGGTCTTCGATCGGCGTGATGCGGATCTCTCCGGTGATCGGGTCATAGTGATCCAGTTCGCCTTCCTTAATGGCCACGGCGTCAATATTGCGGTACTGACCGGAGCGGAGTGCAAGCTGATAGTAGCCTTTCCATCCGAGCTGGAAAGTCGCCTTCGTTGTGTTGCTCTTGGTATCCTTGAAGGGAACCATGTAATAGTGACCGAGCTGAGGACTCGGTGACAGGTTCAGCGACTCGCCCAGGAGCGCCGCCGAGATGATGCTCGTACCTTCACACTCTCTCAGCTGCGGGTTCGTGCTGACGGCGCTGATCAGCGAGGACGTGAAGGTCTTCGCTCTTGCGGCATCGCCGAGTGTGCTGAGAATGTTCTGCTGCACGTTCGCGTTTTTGATGAGAGCCTGAAAATGTACCTTCTGAGCTCTCTGGACTGCTGTGTTTCCTCCGGCAGCTGTTGCTGCCTGGATGGATGTCTGCTTCTTTTCTGTCATTCTGCTGTTCTCCTTTTCGTTCTGAAAGTTCTGCTTTCGGTTGTTTTCTGATAGTGCTCGAAGATGTCCGGACGCTCCCTCTTAAGCCGTGCGGAGTCAATCCCCGTCCGCTTCGAGGTCTTCCACGTGACAGCCCAGTCTGTTCCGACTGCGGTCTCAGCGTCGCCGAGGAAGGCTTTGATGATGTTCTCCTGGCTCTTTATCTCGGCATCGAGCTTCTTGGCCGTGTCTTTCATCGACTCCAGAGTCTCAACGGCTGTGACGATGTTCTTCGGCATCGTGAGGCTCCTTTCCGGGTCGCTCGAAGGATAGAGCTCGTCGAGGGTGTTTCTGCTCGAGTCAGATCCATCCGGTGCCGGCGGCGTGTTGTCCTTCACCATGTTCCAGAAGTTGACCTCGCCGCTGATGAGCGCCTCGATTTCCCTCTCGTCGCGGCTGTATTCCGTGTAATAGAGGTGAGGGAAGCACAGGACAGCGAGATAGACCTTCTCGGCTCCTGTGACTGCCATATAGTGCTGACACTGGGCGTAATAGTGCGGCGGGAAGTTCCCGGCAGCATATTCTGGATTCTGGTAAGAGCTCGCTGTCTTGCACTCGAGAATGGCATTTTCTCCCACGACACGCCGATCTACATGCCCGGCGATAAATGGATACTCATCCACGTAGTAGGTCGTGTTATCACGGCGGACTTTCTTCCCTGTCTTTTCGGAGAATCTTTCTGCGACATACTGCTCGAGATCCCTTCCAGTCCTGAGCGCGTCGTTGTCCGGAATCTCTGAGGAGACCTTTCCGGTCTTCTCAGCCCACAGCCGATAGGCGCTCTTATACGGATTCAGCCCGAAGATCGCGCCGGCATCGCTTCCGCCGATGAACTTGTCTCTGTCCTTCGCCGGGTCGCCGTCATACGGTTTTTTCTTTATTGTCAGCTGCATCGCTTTCCTCCTCTTGCTTTGGGTCTCTGTATAGCACATATCTCCGGCAGATGTCCCTGTTCACTCTGATCAGGTCGATCAGCTGGTCGCGGATCTTGTCGATGTCCGCTTTATTTTTGTCGTTGTCATGGCTCCGCTTCGTGTCCAGATCGACGAAGATCCGAGCCTGTTTCTCCATTTCTCTCTGGCACCAGTCAACATCTCGAGCGAGCCTCTGGATGTCGTTGCTAAGCTTCTGGTTCTTCTTCTGAGCCTGGTCTGCCATCAGTGCGGACACGACGCTCAGAAGCGCCACGAGCGCAAGGATGAACCATCCGAAAATGTCAGTCATTTCTTTCTTCCTCCTTTAACGTGCTCGACAGGGCACCAATCGACCATCGACGCCCGGACGATTCTGTCAGCCTCCCGCTGTCCTCCCCAGAAGCCGTCACGAAAGCTGAAGACACTGATCTCGAGAAAGTCCCCGCCGTTGACCCAGTCCTTCGACTTTGTGCGGATGTAGTAGAGTCCGTTTGAGACAGGAGTGTTTGTTCTCCACGACATCTTGAAAGGCTCTGTGTAAAACATGTAGCTTCCGGCATTGTCGAGACAGTCGGCAGCCTTCTCCAGATAGTAGGACGCTTCCCTGACGGACTCGGTGATCTCATCCGTCTCATCCGTTGCGCTGTCGTGTTCCCTAAGCGCTGCATCGAGTTCGTCCATGATGTCCTCGACGCTTTCTCTCCACCTGTTCGGAGTCATAACAAATCAATCCCCACGATGTAGAGCACGACGATGATTCCGACCGCGATCCATGTCGCCGTCAGTGCGAAGTTGATGATGCTGTCCATGATGTTCTTCTTTGCTGTCATTGTCTTATCTCCTTTACTTGCTTTTTCAATGCTTCGAAGCTGATGCCCGCCACCCTCAGAACGGATGCCATACGCGCCTTTCTCGGCTCGATAACCATGTCCCCGAGTTCTTCATCATCCAGAGCTCGCGCCTTGCTGTAGACGCGGCTCGCTGTGTTGTAGGGAAGGCATAGAAGCCGCGCCACTTCGGACTGCTTCAGATATGGCATCGTGAGAAGCTCTTCACGACTCCGACGGCGCTGCATGTTCTTTTCCCGCCTCTCTCCACAGCTTGTTAGCGATCTGATTCTTCGTGCATTCGAAGCCGAGCGAGTCCGAGATCTGGTCGTATTCGTAATAGCGAGGGAAGCCGAAGCCGACCTTCGGCGCTGCCTTGTGAGCCATGATTTCAACGACATTGAGAACTGCACGGTGGTCAATTCTTACCCATGCCAGTCCGATCTCAGGCTCAAAGATGTATGATCTGAAGAAGTGAGTGACCTCGATAGGTCTCCAGTTAGCCGGATCGTTAACGATCTCCGCCGCCTGGCGCTGTGTTAGTTTTTTCATGATTGATCTCCTTTTTGTAACCAATTCGGTTACTCTGTGCGTAAAAAAATAGTCAGTCATCAAAGTCTTTGACGTAGATGTTCTCCGTCGGGACTCCTGTCACCTTGGACAGTTGCTTCAGGTCGTATGCAGTCATAGCAACGTTGCCGGTGCTGACCTGCTTCAAATGTCCGAAGCTGACATTGCATCGTTCGGCCAGTTCTTCGATGCTGATGCCAAGCTGAGCGGCGAGCGCTCTGACTGTCAGTCTGATCTTCTCCATCGGTATCACCTCCTTTCCGTGTTTTGTGAAGTGTAGTATGTATACACTTTGCCGATTAGAATCCTTCGATCGTGAGCATGGGAATCACGTCCTCAACAGGCATGTCCCAGCATCTGGCGAGATCTCTGATCTCATAGATGTCGAGCTCAGTGTCTTCGTCTGCATCCGGGCCGAAGGCTTCCAGATGTTCCGGCTTGATCTTGAACACAAGTTCAGCTTCCAGTGCTTCGTTGACTTCCTCTTCTGTCATGCCGGTCCCCTGAAGGCATCCTGTGAGATCATAGCCTTTGACATTTCCGTCCGTGTCCTGATTCTCGATGATCAAGATCGGGTCGATTCTGTTGTATGCCTGCTGTGCGAGTTTTGTGAGCCGGAGCTGTGTTTTGTCAATTCCATATGTTTTTTTCATGTTCTTCTCCTCCTCATCACTTGGCGAAGTGTCCGCCGGTGGAATAGTCCCAGTCGATCGTGCCGTCTTCGTAGATTCCGCAGCCGATCGCATTGAACGTCCAGCCGGTTCTCACGTTCTGCATGGTAGCGCGTTCTTCTGCTGCCATAATGCAGCGGTACATGCCGCCGTTGTTGATGTATACCTTGCGGGCTTCCGGTGTGAATTTCTCTCTTTTCATTGTTATCTCCTCCGTAACCGATTCGGTTACATACACAATGATAGTAACCATTTTGGATACTGTCAATCATATTTTTCATTTTTATAAACTTCTCGGATATAATGAGAGTGTAAGCAGAGAGGTTACTAACCATGAAAGATAATAAAAGAGTGCCAGATTTTGATATCATCCTTGGAGAATTGCTCAGAGACGAGCGTGAACAGAAACGGATGACGCAATCTCAAGTAGCCGAAAAGCTTGGAGTAACGAAGATGACTATCTCACGCTGGGAAAGCGGGGACAGAGCGATGACAGCGAAGCGACTTCTGGAATACTGCAAGGCGCTCGGCATCGCTGCGGATTATGTTTTCGCCAAGGTGGACGACAATGCCGGCATATAAGGACACCAAGCGCGGCACATGGTTCGTCAAGTTCCAAGTGACCGACCAGCTCACAGGAGCGCGTAAAGCGGTCGTGAAGCGCGGATTTGCTACGAAAAGGGAAGCGCTCGACTATGAGGCAAAACATCGCACAGGCGGCTCGGAAGTGAGCCGTGTGACATTCCGCGAGATAATGGGGAAATATTTCGATTATAGGAAGCCGAAAGAGAGGACACGAGACAGACAGACTGCGATGCTTGAGCTGCACTTCCCTTATGTCGACACCGGCATCAGCCGGATCAGCCGCCAGATGATGATGGAGTGGTATCTCAGCCTCGGAGAAAAAAAGGATCTGATGCCCGGGACGAAGAATCTCGTCGTGAAAGTCGTCAGAAGCATTTTCAAATATGCCCATGACTTTTACGATTTCCCGAATCCTTCGGCGGGGTTGAAGACATTCAAGGAGAATAAAAAAGTGACTGATGAGATTGTCTGGACTGTGCCGGAGTTCAATCAGTTCATCAGCCATGTAAAGCTTCAGGAATATCGGAATTATTTCTATTTCGTTTACTGGACAGGTCTCCGGCGCGGAGAAGCTGCGGCGCTCCAGATCGGAGACTTCGACATGGAGAAGCACTCCGTGCATATCTCCCGGCAGCTCACGGACAGAGGCCTCGACACGCTGAAGACAGCCGGATCTGATCGAGTCCTGACGCTTCCGCCGACGCTCTGGGAGTTCGTAGAGCCGATCCTGGAAGCAAGAGACGAGTCGCGTCCCTGGCTCTTCGGCGGCGAGACGCATCTTCCTTACTCTTCAATCTCGACGCAGATGAGCGCAGCCATCAAAGCTTCTGGCGTGAAGCGGATCACTCTTCACCAGATGCGGCATTCTTTTGCAACGAACGCGATCAATGCCGGCTGTGACATCGTCGCCGTCTCACGTTGGCTTGGTCACTCTTCAATCAATATGACGCTCAAGGTCTACGCTCATCTTCTTAAGAAAACCTCGGATAAAATGGTCGCAACGATGGACGAGCTGATGAAAAACGGATAAAAACGTATCATTTTCGTATCACATAGTCAAAAAAGTCAGTGTTTTACTGCATTTGTGTACTACAACCGTTAATTTCAGAACGTTTCAATGATGTTCAAAAGCCTTTATTTAAAGGCTTTTTTGTTTATTCTAAGGCATTGGTTTTCATGGATTTCCGACTTTTTCGTATCAAAAATGTATCACGAGACTGTTCCCGTTTAACTTGCCGGTAACTTGCAAGCAATAAAAAAAAGACCGCTCCGAGGAGTAAAAGAGCGGTCAGTGTACGAAGATTATAGGATTTTTAATTATTCAGTTTTTTAAGTGTCAGGCTCTTCAGATCATAGGCTTTTCTCATCCTCCTCGACGATCTGCTCGTCTGTTCTTAATTTCTTCGCGTCCTCTTCTGCTTTCTTCTTGAGAACGTCAAGAGCATTGACGATTATCATCGGCATGGGAAGACCCATCAGTCCAAAATTCTCAACGATGCTGATGCCTTCCGAAGCGATGAATGAAATGATGACCGTGTTACGTACGAAGTCCGTGCCGATAACCAGGTCGAGCTGGACTGCCATGTAGACGGAGAGCAGAATGCAGATCTTCCGAAAAAGTCCTTTGATGCTTGTCCGGCTCTCCAGAGTTCCGGTCTCTGTTTTGCGGGAAGCGTGGAAGACTCCCGCCACAATCAGCCCGGTAAGATAGTCAATGAAGATGAAAATAACTAATGCTTTTAAAAGCACATCCCAGCCTCCCAGCTCCGTCGCAATGATGCCGCCGATGAGGCCGATAATTGCACAGAAAGAATTTCTTCCGTTGAAGATCTTGTTTATATTTTCCATTTTAACCTTTGGCAGCCGCATAGAAAGCGATGCCTTCCCCCTTCCATCCGTAGGTGCAGAGCTGAGTGTATTCGCTCGAGTCGGTTGTGTAGAAGTGTTCGCCCGTCTTCCTGTTGTAGACTCGATAGACCGGCACGCGCTGGCGAGTGTCAGAGTAGAGCTCTATACCATCGTCATCCAGTCCCAGCCGGAGCAGCCTGTTCCGCTCCGTGCTGTCGACGGTCAGGAGATGGTCTCCGTTGTTCTGGTTGTAGATCGAGAAGACAGGCACTTCGGAGTGCTCTGGCGCTCTCCATGCTACTCCCTCGAGCCTCCATCCGCGCCTGACGAGTTCGTCTCGCTCTTTTGTGCTGATCGTGAAGGTGTGCATTCCGCCGTTCTTGTTATACAGCCGGAAGACAAGTTTCTCGGCTTCATAGATGTAGATAGCGCCCTGATAGGTGAAAGCCGATCCGATCGTGTAGGCACCGCCCGCTCTTTTTATCGTCCTGAGCCTCCAGTAACGTCCGTTTTTCTTCGTGCCAGTCCAGCCAGACTCCGAGGCAATGACGTCCCCGTTCGATTTTTTCTCTTCGACAAAGACGACATGACCGGCACCGTCTGAAGAGTCGCCGGCCTTCCCTTTTCTCCAGCACATGATAGAGCCGACCTCCGGCTCATGTCCTCGCCTGAAGCCGTCCTTATAGCCGAAGTAGTTCTCTGCGTTGCCACGGCAGAGGCTCGCGTCTGATCCGGTGAGCTCGATCACTCTGCCGTGGACATATCCGACACAATTCGGCAGTACTGAATACTCGTAAATTCTCCCGGCTTTATTCCCCTGGATGCAGTGGTTTTTCCCTCCGCCCTCAATCACGCAGTACGCAGGCATTTTTGGATTGGGGCATGTTGTGCGTTTTCTAAATGGTGTCATGTTTACCACCTTCCGAAAAATTCGGCGAATATCTCCGCCAGTTCTTCATCGCTGAGCATTGTTTTCCTCCAACAGAAAAGGGAGACACTCTCGTCTCCCTCTCGTCTTGTTTCTTGTCTGAATTGTCTTTTTTATAGGTCTTTCTCGTCTGATTCTCATCTGCTGAACACTTACTTAAAGTTTCCTTTAATACTCTGAGATTTTATACACTGCTTTATCAACAAAACTGATCAAAATATCCTGCGTTTCTCTGTCAATAAAAACACCCTCAGGCTCTGTAGCACTGAAATCTGAAAGAATGTATTCTCCGAGTATTTCGCCCTTTTTGTTATACACTATATAAGCATTCGGCTTTTCAGATATTCCTGTTCCATACATTGCAATAATTCTATCTCTTAAGATATCGCAGGCTTGCATTGCTGCATATGGAACAGATGTTTTCACAGTATAAAGGATTTCTTCGTTCACATAATCATATGCAGAAAGCATATACTGTTCTTTTGTGCTTGGATATGTTTCACGATGGAACACATATGCAATACCGTTCAAGTCATCGACTGCGGAGGTGGTGTAACCATTTATCGGAAGATGTATAGTGTTCTCCAGTGTTAAGGTATCAAGGTCAATAACGTAGATGTTACCATCAGACCATCCGCTGATATAACCTTTGTTTGAATTGCCTAAGCAGAAGCCGTTTCCATGTCCTGTAGAAATTGCAACATTCTGAACGCTTGTAAAATCAGCATTTTGCACTCCGATATGTTCACCGTCTGTACTGTAATATTTTCCGTTGTATTTAAGGAATGACTGACCATATGTCAAAACTCCTTGTTTTTCTGTTTTTACTGCGGTCTTGTTAAATACAGTATCAATCGAACAGTTGTTATATGTTTTTCTGCCGTTCAGATAGGTCTGAAATCTGTTCAGATATTTAAAATTAAGTGCATCGCTGTCTGTAATGGCACTATTGTCTGAATATCTTACTACAATATAAAGTTCATAATTATCTTTTATGATTTCATCAGTAAGATACAGTTCATCATTCATCCATACAAGCGTCTGCTGAGACCATGCAGACCCGTTCCACCAACCTATATAAGTTCCGTCTTTTTGAAAAGCAAACAAACCATACTGATAACCAGTCAGATCAATCTCACCTATCCATGTTGGAATCGGTTCATTCATCCTTAATCTGTCAGACCTGTTTGGCATATCTGATCCGTTAAACGCTGAAATTGCTTCATTTCGCCATGTGAATATTCCACCATTTACAGGATTATAGCTTTCAAGAAATCCAATTTCTTTAACATTCAAACCGACAAGTGAATTATTCTGTAATGTGTTCTGTGTGCTGTACGAAACATAATTTGCTCCTGTACGTTCCTTCTGATGTGAATAATTAAGATATGCAGGTACTGCCAATTCTGATAAATCAAAAGAACCTATAACTGTATTGTTTGTACCTGCTAACACATTTCCGTTTGCATCTGTGATAAATGCGTAAGGTGTGCTTTTGAAATTGATCACTGCTGAAGCATCTTTGATTGGTATTAAATATGCATCATATCCATTATTATTAGCATATGTAAGTTTACCATCGTCATAATACCAAAACTTATTATTTACAACGCTATTAACATAGTATGGAATCTGATTGCCGTTAATTTCTAGAACGCCTGTTCTGTTATTGAAAGCTGTCTTTAACTCGCTAATTTTGTCGCCTGTTACCTTCGCATCAGCGGCTGCGTTGCTGACTGTGAGCGTCGGGTCGATCGGCGGATTTGTCATGTGTTCCGCGAGATATTCGGAGACCGTCTCGTTGATTGCTGCCGGCGTCACGCTGTCGATGCCCTGCTGGATGATAGACAGGTCGCTCTCGGAGAGGACGGCGTCTTCTGTGGGTTTCTTTTCGACCTGGACGATGAAGTTAGCCGTGCCGTGTGTCATGCCGTCGATCGTCAGCTCAAAAATCGCTTTTCCCGCGGCTGCGGTCATCTGCTGCGTCTCAGTGATGTAGACATCGCCGTTGCTTCCAACCGTACCGGTCACGCCCGCGATGGCATTTCCGTCTGCCTTGACGCCGATCAGAGCGCCGGAGCTGGGCGTGTACTTCTGACCCTTATCGTCCAGAAGTGTAAAGACCCACTGCTCGCCGCGGTCGTACTGGTTGACGTGCACAGTGGGAGCGACGGAGATGCCCGCGTTCAGATAAAGAGTAAAATTCCTAGTGATTGGCATATTAAGCTATCCTCCTCCAAGAATAAAGCCCTCCGGTGTTGGAGAGCAGAGTCCAGCGCCCGCCAAGGATCGCGGCGGGATTAACTGAGTTGTATGTCTGATACACAGCACCGAGCGGATATGCTCGAAGCGCTGAGCTTTGTGTTGTTTTGCTGATGCCTGAGATCGTTTGCGAGAGCCTTGGACGGTAAGATCCAAGCTCGACGCTTGTGATCTTCTCTCTGATCGGGTCGAAGTGCATGCCTGTCACTGTCGCCTCCTGGCTGATCGACATCTCCGGAATAATGACGTCGACAGTGTCTCCGAGCCTGATGTCTTCCAGATCAGCGAGCAGCTGATACTGCGCAGACTCGGCAAGCCTTGCAAAGTCGACCGTCATGCCGATCTGAGGCGTCGCAGGATGATTGGCAGCTATCCATTCCTCCGTAAGCTCCGTCACGAGAGCCTTCGTCACTGTTGTCGAGTCGTCCACCTTGTTCGACAAATCGACCACTTTCAGGAGCGGGTAGTTGATGCCCTCCCCGTCATAGACAACAGATCCAACGACGGCAGCGTCGTCTCCCTTCGCAACATAGCCGACCGCGCCGCTGTATGTGTTGGAAATGTTCTCTTCCTGTGTGAACTCGATAAGATTGACGCCGTATCTGATCGCCACGTTGCGCTTCTGGCCGCGATTCTGGAGAACTTTGACGGAGAGGTTGTCCCATTCGAGTTGTCCTCCAAAAACGTCCAGAATTGAGCCCTCAGAGCCTCCAATGACGGAGCGCCACGGCGTAGGGATCTCGACGGTCAGCCTGCTCGTCTCGTTTGTCAGCGTTGTCGTCATCCTGAACGGGTTATATGTCACGTTACCCGCCAGTCCGTTAAAAGTCTGAACGACTTCCGTGATTCCTGTCGCTGTGAAGACCTCCGTGGGGAGCTTATTCAGATCATAGCTGATATGATTCAGCGAGAGAACGATGTCACCGTTGACAAGCTGACGCTTCACTCTGTTCACGCGGAACAGCTGGGCGTCATGGTATGGATTGGCCTTCATGCGGATCAGACCGCCGCGCTGAAGCCCGGAAGCATTGAGTGCCATCCTCGGCACCGTGATCTCTGCTGTGTATTGATCATTAAGTCGCTCATACACGTCCGCAGCCGTGACTTCCGGGAGTCTTCCGGATCTGTTTGAGAGATCCTCAACCAGAAAAGCATCGACATAGACTGGAGTTGTCGAGACAATGATGGGAATCATAACTTCCACCACCTCGGAGTGACTGACACGCTGACGCCTGTCGCTGTGATGACACTCTGACCGGCGGGAATCTCGACATAGTTGTCGGGCATCGTGACGAATGCGTCCAGAGAGTGGACGACTCCGCCAGCCGTAACCATGTAGGCACGCATCAGATCCGTGTCAATCAGCATCGTGTTCGCACTATTTGCGGCGACCGTGATCGTCTGGTCTCCGATTTCGATCGAGCCTCCGGAAGTCATCTCGGAGACGCTGAGGAGCGGCCGCGCCGGCTTCCGTGTGGGATTTGCCAGAGTCACAGAAGACCCGGCAGCGACCGGGATGGACTGCTCTCCGATTTTCAGGAATCTCTGCGGCATGCAATCGAAAACGAGGTCAAAAGTGCCTGATCGGAGAAACGGATGTGTCTCAGGACTGACAGCATCGTAGAACGCAGCCATCATGTACACATCCGGCTCTGCAGCGATTTCGAGACGCTGATAGGTGCCTTCTGTAGATGTTAGAAAATCGATCAGATTGTCGAAGTTTGTTTGAAAATCCCTCCGAATGAAGCACCGGAATGGTCTCTTTTTATTTTCATATCTTTTTTCCGGGGAAAGAAGATCTCCGGATCTTCCCGGTATTGTCCAGGAATCCACGACATAGGCGGATGTGTTAAGAGCCTCGGAGAAGTCGGCAAATACGCCGAAGTCTGTGAGGCTCTTTCCGTTGTAAGTAATATCCCTGATCATGCGTATACCTCATTATCCCTGAGGACTCTGTCGTTGATCTTGTCGGCGATGGTGTTCGCCAGTGCATCATAGTCGTCCACGTTGCCATTGACGACAACGCTGACGTTGACGTTGCCGGGAGTCGTCGCCGCTCTGATCATGTTGATCATGCTGTCCCTTCCGACAATCATCTCGGAACCACGCTCACCGCCTCCGAGGAGTCTTCCGTTCTGCATCCCGAAGATCGTGGCACCGTTGAGCATGATCGGATTGTTCATCGCCTTAGCGTACCAGTCTACGGAAATCTTCGGGACTCCCTGGCTGAGCCAATTCAGCGGATTCGCTGAGCCTTTCACCGAAAAGTGCGGCATCTTCAGCTTCGGCAATTCCCATTTGAAATTAAAAAAGCCCTTGATCGCATCAATGGCAGTCTTGACTGCGTTCTTCGCCGCTTCGATCTTTTCGGAGATCGTGTTCTTGATTCCGTCAAAGGTCGCCGTGATGCTCTGCCAGAGCTCGCTGGCTTTGGCTTTGATCGTGTCCCAGTTGTTATAGAGCGCCACGCCGATCGCGATGGCGGCCGTGATGGCTGCCACGATCCCAGCGATGGTGCCGATCATTGGCAGCATGGCCACGTTAAGCCCTGCCGCCAGCCCGGTCAGAGTGGATATCAGTCCAAGCACCGGAGAGATCGCCGCCGTCAGTCCGAGCACTGTCAGAATGACCGTCTGTGTTGTGCCGTCTAGATTTCCGAACCATTCGAGCACGCTGACAACGACATCGATCAGCTTTTCCAATGCCGGCAGAAGACTGTCCGCCAGTGCTGCACCAGCTGAGAAAAAGGCTTGGGTGGCTTTTCCCTTCAGCTCGTCCATCTGGTCGTTAAATTTGACCGCGGCCTCGACTCCATCCTGCGATAGAATTGTTCCTGTCGCCTCCAGATCGTCACCGAGTGCGCGGAGAGAAGCTCCACCATCATCGACAAGTCCGGCCATTTCCATAGCGCTCTTGCCGAAGAGCTCCATCGCCATCTGGTCGCGCTCTGTTCCGTTCTCGATCTTTCCGAGAGCTTCCAGTGCTTCATACCAGACGTCCGTGGCGTTGCGCATGTTGCCGTTCTGATCTGTGATCTGAATGCCGAGCGTCTTAAAAGCTTCAGATCCTGAAGCCATATTTTTCGTGAGTTTTGCAATGCTGCCCGTCATCGTCTCTAAAGAGACATCGATGAATGGCGCGGCATACTGCATTTTCTGAAGTTCTTCGACAGTCAGCCCGGTCACGTTGGCCATGGTCAGCAGATCGTCCGCTGATGCGGCTGCCTTCGTGGCCATGGCGAGCATGCCACCGGCGGCAACGCCGGCAGCTGTCGAGAGTCCCTTCGTTTTCTCCGCAAGTTCGCCAGTTTTGGCGCTGATTGCCTGCAGTGTCGGTGATGATTTTTTGTATTGTTTTTCAAGATCTTCCAGTCTGCTGGTCGTCTCGATCAGCTCTCTCTGGAGAAGATCCTGCTGCTTTCTGTTTTCTTCTGTGTCTCCTGCTTTCTTTGACTGCTCAAGAGCCTCCGTCAGCTGTTTCTGGCGCTCTTTCGTGTCATTTACCGCTTTACCGAGCAGCTCATGCCGCTGCCTCAGAAGATCGACATTAGAAGGGTCGAGCTTTAGGAGCTTGTTCACGTCCCGAAGCTGTGCCTGTGTGTCACGGAGCGACGTGTCGACCTTTTTCAGCGAGTCAGTCAATTTCGTTGTGTTGCCATCAATCTCAATCGTGATGCCTTTGATTCTGTTGGCCATGCTCGCCTCCTGTTAAAAGTTTTCTATGTCTTCCAGTGTTGCTTCCTCTCCCCATTCATAGGAATCGTTAGCCTTCTCGGCAAATAGCTCGTAAACCATGCCGAGCGTGAGCGTGTCCAGATCAGCCATCGAAAGACCGATCTGCACGCACCTCAAAAGAATTAAGGCCGTAGACTCTGGACGAGCCGACGGCCTCACACGTTTTTTAATTCGATGTCAGCTTTCAGCGATCTCGCCCAAAGCGTGACGACATCGACGGCGAAGTCCTCAACCGGGAAAGAATCGAACTGATCGAGCCAGTCATCAATGTTATTCGGGATGGTTGAGTCAGCCTGTCGTGCCATCACATAGGTCAGATTCTGAATGATTTCCAGGACGTCACCACTGGCGACATCTCCTCCGGAATCTCTCAGCTCTTTCTCGACTGTCTTGAAGTCTTTCACAAGATCGCGATTAAACCACGCTCTGTATCTCCTCAGCGTTGACGCGGTGGCTTTCAGCTCCACCGGCTTCCCGTCTATCATGACTGTCTCTCTCATTGTTCTCTCTCCTCTCTCTCCGTGCTTAGGCTTCAGGCACTGCGTCGAACCATGTTGCATAATTCGAAGCTGTGCTCGGTGCGGTGTATTTGACCGCCGCGTCGTTCAGCCTCGGCAGCACTGTCACGTTGATGACATTGGTCGCGACTGTGACGCTTCCCTGTTCTGTTGTCTGTGCGTCAACATTGGGACGAGATGCCACGCATCTGTAGAAGCAGACGCGCTTTCCGACTTCCGTACCTCCGGCCAGCTCGAACTGTCCAAGGATGGCGAACTCGACCGGCGTGTCGTCTGCCTTTTCCAGGATGCCGCCGGCTGAGTCGAGCGTGTGGCCAAGAACCTCCGTCAGGAAGGCGTCAGCGGCCGCTGTGTCCTCGAACTCGATCGTGCCGGTGTATCCGTCGTTCGTGTTGAATGTGTACCATGTAGTGTTATCTGCCGGCTCGTTGATCGTTGATCCGGCAGGTGATAAGCTCATCTGCTTCGCGCCAGGAATGGCTGCCGGTGTTCCGTAGGTAAGAGCACCGCCAGCGCCTTCCGTCGCCTTTGCATAATGAAGTTTAGAAAATCCGAATCTGACTCTACCCATCGATTAAAACCTCCATTGTGTAAAGCACTTCATACATTCTTTCCGAATCGATGTATGTTTCTTCTTTCCGGAAGACCATGCCGCCGTCAGTGAGGACGGTGTCCAGATTTGCCTCCAGTTCGAAGTCTTTGTTTTTCGTGTAAAGCTCCACGTTCAGCTGATAGATCGACGCATAGTTAGCGTTGTCAGCTGCCTCCGGGTCCATGTTCGGGAAATAGTATAGAATATACGGAAGCGGCGGCACCTGCTTCTCTTCCCACTGGTAATAGCCAACAGGAAGGCCTGACTGCTTCAGAAGTTCATAGACTTCCATGTATTTCATGACGATACCTCCCCGATCATGTCTCGAAGTTTTCTCTCGAAGATCTCCGGCACCTTGTCGGCGACTTTTCCGATATGCGGAAATTCTTTCGTTCTTCCGCCTTTCCGTGTCGCATGCCCGAACTCGAGCAGATGCGTCAGCTGATACTGAGTCTTGTTGTGGACGATCTGCTCGGTGTCTCGCCTGTTTCGCCGCTTCGCTGTGACTGTCCAGCCCTTCTTGTATCGGCCAGTTCCGCCAAACTCGCCGGCAGAGTGGAGAGCCTTCGCAGCTTCGTCGGCGGTTTCTTTCGCAGCTGCGTTGACAGCTTCCATGACATCCTCGTCCCAATCGGAGAGCATCTCGCTGACCGCACGAGAGAAGCCGTTGACGCCGACGTTCATCTGTGGCATGTCACTCACTTCCCTTCTTCAGCTCGCAATAAAGCTCAATCCGGTCGATGTTCTTCTGATATGTGCGATAAACGCCGTAGCGTGTGCCGTCCTTCACGAGGATTTTCTGACCGGAATACTCCGCGGAATAGATCTCCGCCCTGAACTCTGGATTCAGACCAGCGCGGCCGCCTTCGAACCACTCCGAGGCGCTGACGCTGGTGATCTGTGCAAACACCTTCGTCTGTGTTTCTGTGGCTCTAGGGACGCCCATGTCGTCCTGTGTGTACGTTTCGCCGATCAGGATGACCGGAATATCATGCCTCATTCAGATCACCCCAGACTGTGTATCCTGTGGCCATGCGGAGCTGAGCCTTCTGCTCGTCGTAGGACGCTTTCAGCCTGTCATAGTCCTCCGGTTCTCCGAAGTTGAGCTTGCAGAACGTGATGATGGCTCTGATGGTCAGTGCGTCAGTCGTGACGACTTTCTCGCCGTTGGCACCGGCGATCCCCAGATCAGCGAGCGCGGCATCAATCAGATCGTTCAGCTCTGTGTCGAAATCCGGATAACTGATCCGAAGTGCGAGCTTTACCTTCTGCAGAATTGCCGGATTCGTCTGCATGTTTTCAGCCGTTTCGCTTTCGCTCATATGTGCCTCCAATCTTCGAAAAAGAAGGCGGATTATTTCGCCGCCTTCTTCGTTGTCTTCTTTTTTGGTTCCGGTGTCGGTGTCTCTGCCGGTTCCGGTGTTGCTTCTGTTTTCAGCTCTGCGACTCCCAGAGCACAAAGCCGGGAAGCCTCCGCCTCTGTGACGGTGACCTCTCCCGGCTGTACATAGATATGAGTCGCGGTTTTAAGAATAACCTCAGGCATTAGGCAGCCTTGAGAACCTTGCAGAATCTCAGAGGCGCCACGACACCGATGGCGGCATACATACGGCCGACAATCTTGACCATGTCATCTTCCGCTTCGCTGAGATCGTCAAACTTGAATTTGACCTCGTCACCGTTCGGGAAGTTCGCACGGATTCCGTCAGCGATGTCACCGACGATCATGTAAGCCTGGCCTGCTGTTGCTGCGGCATATGCCGGCAGCGCGTCAGTATAGACGACATCCAGACCGTCGAACGGATCGCCGACATTAGTGCCGGATGTGATCTGCAGAGCCTTCAGGGCTGCGCGGGTCTTTCTGTTCATGATTGCGACGACTTCAGTGACCTCAGAAGTCAGCTCTGCCTCTGCATTGACGATTGTGGCAGCTGTCAGTGCTGCAGTGATGGATGCAACGGCCGGCTGTGTTGCGCTGGATGTCTGCGGCATCGCAAGGATGGCAGCGACAGCAACGGCTGCAGCCTTCTTGACAATCTTATAGGCCAGTTCGTCATAGACGTAGTCGATGAATGCCTGACCCTTCAGATCCATGGCTTCGTCAGAGATTCTGATCCACTTCTTGATGGACTGTGGAACCAGCTGCACATAGCCGAGCGCCAGAGTTTCTTCCTGAGGGCCTTCGTTACCTTCCAGATGGATCTCTGCTTCAGATCCGGAGATTTCGAAGCCGATCTTCAGATTGCCCGGGAGATAGGAACGGGAAACACGACGCATAAATTCGTCATTTTCCCAAGCTGTGCGGATTCTGTCTTCGACGTATACAGGAACAGCGAGCTGACCATTGTTCTCTTCCGGAGCGTTTTCAGTCAGGAGCGCACGGCATTCTGTCTCGTCACCGGAAACGAGGTAACGAGCATATGCTTCCATGTATTCCTGGCTGTTTCTGTACTCAGTGCCGGAAGTCTGACGCTGTGCTGTGGGCATTGTGCCGACGACTTCGGCGCTTCCCATGTTTGCGATGGAGTTGCGAAGCTCACGCGCTGCGTTGGCGCGCTGCTCGAGAGTGTTGAGCTCTTCCGTCAGACTTCTGACTTCTGTCTGGAGCTCGTCAACGTTGACGTTGGACAGATCGCCTTCCAGAATGGAACGGATCTCTGTCAGTCTTGCAAGAATTTCTTCTCTTGTGTGCATTTTTGTTCACCTTTCTAAGCTGAGGTCAATGCTCAGCTTCAGGGCTTTCGCCCTCTTGTCTTTTTCAGCCTTGAGAAGTCTCTCCGCTTCCAGCTCCTGGATCACTCCGTCCGCAAAGCTACGGGCCGAAATATCAGTGCCATCATTCGCCGGGATGCCGACAGCCGAGACGTCGTAGAGCTTGCCGATCCTGGTGATGGTTCTGATCATTCTGATCGTCTTGTTTTCGTCATCGCGTTCTTCCGTCATCTGGTGAGCAGCGACGGTGAACTGCATAGACATGCGGTCGACGTAACCGTTCTGAATATCTGAATACAGTCCGGGCCCGAGATCGGAGCCGGACAGATTCGCCCGAATAAAAAGCCCGATGTTGTCGGGCTTTACTGTTAGTGTTTCGTTTCTGTTTCTCGCCATGACGCGGCCGGCGTGGTCGTAGAGGAAGATGACGTCCGACATGTCTGTCTCATCGAATGCATGACGGTCTACTTTCTCGACGACATGGACTCTGTAACCGTTCCAGTTGTCATATTCAAAAAGCTCATATTCTTCGTCGAATGTTGTGGCATGTCCCTCGACGATCATGTCTCCGTTGTTCTGGTCGCGATCCAGCGCTCTGAACTCCGGATGCAGATCATTTCTGCGGAACTGCCTGCCCTGGTCGATCTTGGCCAGGATCTTCTCTAAATTTGCTCTAGGCATTTGAACCTCCATCTGTTCCTTCTCTTGTGAAGTTTCCATTCTCGTCAATCATGTAGTACTCGCCGCGGATCGTGTAGGCCTGTCCCTGTCCATCCGGCAGCGGCGGCAGATTCCAGATCTCTCTGACCTCGTCTCTGTTCATCACGCCGCGGTCTGCCATCTGAGCGGAGACGTTGAGCTTCTCCGTCGTTGTGAGATACTGCAGTCTGTTCGATGTCGCCATGACTCGAGTGCCGTGTGAGATCTCGGTCTCCGTGAACATTGCCAGTGTCATGGATTCGGAGAACTGGATGGCGAACGGCTCGATCACAGACTCATAAAAAGCGGCCCATGCATCACCATACGCTTCTGACTGAAGCACCTTTTCATTGACCGCGAAATAGTTATATACAGCTGTCCTGATTTCCTTCAGCTCATCAGTCGGCACTGTGAAAGCCTTCTGCTCGAGCTGCCTGATGTCCGTGTATGTGTTCGGGAAGAGCAGAAGTCCGCCGTTCTCGCGCTTCTCGTCATTCCTGAGATTGATCTCGGTGAAGCGCTTGCGTTCTTTCTTCAGATCTTCATCGCTGGCGAAGTTGTTGTTCCTCGCCATGAACCTGTATGTCGCGCCGTTCCGCATGGCTTCTTTGATCGCTTCGTTGTTCATGTGGATCATGGCCATGGTCGGATCGAGTGCGTTGTTCGGCTCTCCGAAGAAGTCGCTGGAATACTGGAAGCGCGTGAGGACTGAGCACAGGCTCAGCTTCTCCGCCGCTTTCTTCCTGTCGGCAAACTCATAGCGGAGCCATGGCTCACCGTCAACCGTGACGACCTCGCACTTCTTCGGGAGCACTGTATAATAGCCGACTGTCTCCATGAAGTCGTTATAGACCGGCACGATGACCGCCGTGTTGTGCATGTCTAGGATCGTGCTCGTACGGTAAAGGAACTGACTCCATGTCTGCCAAGGATTCGGCCGCATTCTCAGGCGGCTCTGGAGCTTCGGTTTCGCGGAACCAAGAATCTCGACCTTCAGCTTGGAAATGTTCCGCGCCCTGGCATCGATCGCCGCTCTGACCAGCTCGGACTCATAGAGCTTGCCGTTCCACGAAGTGAAGTGTGGACGGTAAGCTGTTAAGGTCTCAAAGTATCCGTCGTAATTCCTGGCTGCCTCGACGTTCTGCTTTTTGAACAGTTTTTCAAAAATTCCCATATTCACCTCGCTTCATTTCTCAGCTGCTCGCCGATTTCTGAGTACCACTTTTGTCGCACCGTCAGCGCATCCAAGAGCGCCGCGGTGCCGTCTATGTGCGCCTTCGCTGAAACTTTGACGAGCCTCTTCCGAAGGTCTTCCGTGTTTTGTTTCACTGCCGCATCCAGCAGATGGATCTTCAGCAGATCGTTGTCGCCGATGTCAAACCGGCCGTCTCTCATCATGCCCTCACATTCGTCAATGACTCCGGAGAGATTGAAGCCCTGATAGACGTCGTCCATGTGGAAACCGTAGGACTTCATGTCTTGGGTCAAATACTGTGCGTTATAGCGGTCGTATCCGACTTTCAGTGGATAGATCTGGAACTTCTCAACGAGGCTTGCGAACCACTGAAAACAATCACGATAGTCCACGAAGTTCTCGCCGGATGCCTTGAGGATGCCGCGCTGGATGTATGCCGAATAAGGCACGCCGTCCCGCGCCTCCGCTTCCTGGATGCGTTCTCCGGGCAGATAGAACTGTGCGAAGACGTAGAGCTTTTGTTTCTTCTCGATGACTATGCAGCATGATGTGAGGTCGGTCGTCCGTGAGAGGTCGATGCCGCCGACACAATAGCAGCCGCGGAAGTCTTCCAGCTTCAGCGTCACGCCGCTGTCTGCCTTCTGGACATCCTGAGCGCGAAGCCATGCCTGGCTGCTTGACTGTTTTATGTTGCAGTATTTAGTCAAAAACTCCGTTTTCTTGGAGAGTGACTCATACGCGATGTCGATCTGATCGAGGATGAAAGACACCGGGACAGAAACGCCCATGCCGGGCAGACTTTTCCGGAGCTCGTTGATGTCGTCCCACTTGTTGACGTCGTCGATCATGTAGAGGAAGGGCAGGAGCCTCTTCTCTCTGCTGTTGCCGTTCAGGAAGGCCGTGCTTCGCTTCATCAGCTCGTCATAGATGCCGTCGTTCTCATAACCGGACGAACTGATTGCCACCATCAGCGGCTCTTCTCTCGCGCCGGTGCCGGAGATCATGACTTCGTACTGCTTCAGACCACGAGGCCCGGGCCAGCTGCTCATCTCGTCGGCGATTGTGAGCTGCGGATTGTAGCCGTCGGCCTTTTTCTCGGAGAACGCGATCTTCTTGATCGTCGTGTTGCTCTGCTTGATGTAGAGATCCGTTTTCCGTTTCTTCGTCCTGGACGCGAATGCCGTCGTGTGATCTTTCGTGAACTCGAAGGCAGAATAGACCAGATCAGACTGGTCGAGCTTCGGCGCGATGCAGTAGATCTCCGAGCCGAACTCTCCGTCTGCATATGCTTCGTATGCGATGATGGCGGCGGCGACGAGCGTTTTTCCCATTTTGCGGCCGAGCACGATGAAGATCTCTCTGAACTGTCTCTTCCCTTCGTGGTCAACGATCCCGAAGATGCACGAGATCATGGCCTTCTGGTAAAGCTCCAGTTTCAAGGGCTGACCGCCGAGCTTGCCCTTGTTATGTTTCACGTACTTTTCGACGAACCGGATGGCCTTGTTTGCCTTCTTCTGGTCGAAGACATAAGTTCCGTCCTCGATGCCGGTCACGATGATCTCATACAGCGCCGCAATCCATCTGCCGACGATCTCGCTGCCGTTTCGGATCGCCTGGTAATACGCGAGGATATAGTTATTCATCGCTGTTCAGGAACTCATCCAGATCGTCCGTCTCTTCCTCCGGTGGAAGCATGGCCTCAAGTCTGCTGTTGACCATGTTGTAGGATTTGACGAGACTGTTGTACGCCTGCAAATCTGCAGAGGCTTTCCGGCCGTGCTGGTTGGCACCGTTCTGGTATTCCTCGGACGCGCCCTCCTCGGCGATGATTTTCTGCAGATCCTCCAGTTCGATCTCCATGAAAGCCGCGTTTTTGATCAGGTGCTCGGCAATCGCGAGCTGTTTCTCCGGCAGCTTCGAATAGATCCGGCGAAGCTCGGCCAGTCTGCGCTTGATCCGGTTTTCTTTTTTCATCTTCGACAAACTAGCACCCCCTTCGCGTTACTTTGAGAGAAAAACAAGACTCCACCCACCGGTCTCCACCATGTATATGAACGTGTTCATCATAGGGAGAGGTCAACAGGTGAAGAATCTTCGGCTTTTTATTTGATCGTGACTCTGCCGAACTCGTCAACTTCATAGCGATGCGTGCGTGCTCCGTGCCGCTTCTTGTGACACTCTCGGCACAGGCTGACAAGGTTCGACATGTTCAGCGTGACACTCGGATCGTGAATGTTCTCCGGTGTCAGTTCCTCGATATGATGAACTTCTTCCGCCGGAGTGTAACGACCTTCAGCCAGACAATCGACACACAGCCGAGCGTCTCGCTTCATTGCCGCCTCTCTGACCGCCTGCCACGCTTTCGATTTGTAAAACGATTTAGCAAAGTCTTTCATACAAAAAAATGCCGGAGTGGTTTTTATGTGGGGAAAGAAAAGGAGATCATCATCATGCCTGGGACTTTGAACGGTAAACGCTCCGGCATTCCGTCCCACGAAAAAAGGACGCCAGCCTTACGTCCTTTTTCACCGATACCAAAATATCATTTGTCGCCGTATCGCGACGGTTCACTTTTTGAAATAGCGATAGACGCGCATCTTTGCCGTGTCGCTGTTCTCATAGGTCAGAATCCTCTGCGTGCATCTCGCCCAGCTGTCTCCAAGAAGATAATGCGCTCTGATGATTGCACAAAGCTCTCGATCCGGCAGAGTTTCGAGCCATGTCTCAATGGCTTCCAGTTCTTCGGCCAGATGCTGACGGTGCCTCTCGAGCTTGGCTTCCTGTCGCATGATCTGCTTTACCGCCGAAGCTGTCGGGTCTCCCGGTGTCGAACTGTATCCCTCGCCGGTTCTTCCGTTCGGCGAAGTGATTGGGAAATATAACAAGTCTATTTCTCGCTGTATCTCCTCGACCTCTTTCTGGATTCCTCGGAACGCTCTCAGGCGTTCCAGTGTCATTTCCATGTTTCCTCTCCTCTCTGTCAAAACAGGCGCATCTGCATCTCCTCCGCGCTTTTCGCTTTGCAGTATCTGCCGAGGACTGTGCTGACTTCCTCGAGCGTGATGTCTCTCGCTGCATAAACTGCTTTTGTTCGCTCATTTCTTGCGACCCGCATGGTGTAGCAGTTCAGCTTTCTCGACTCTTCCGGCCAGCTGATCTCTATAAAAAGCGGACTGTACTGAGTCAACAGATGGACTTCGCTGATCGTCCTGGCAAATAACGAGACTTTATATCTTGACGTCAAGATGTCCATGACATGGAACTCGTCAGGCGTTTTTATTCTCGTCATGCTTTTTCTGCCTCTCTGCTTTGTCGACTCTTTCCCACGCTTCATACATTGCGTAAGCAATCGGAGACCATACCCACGGCAAATCAATCGCTTTTTGATACTCTTCACGAACAATCGTGATTGCCTCTTCCAGTGTCATTCTTCTTTCCTCTCTCCATCCATCTTTGCTCCGCAGATTGGGCAATATGGCGATTCCCACGGTTTATCAAACTTGTCACGATATGCATATAAACCGCAATCACTGCACCTTGCGCCAAACTCATCCCGTATCCATTTTCCATGTCTGACAGGCTCTGAATCGACTGTTTCAGCCTTTTCAATCTCAGTAACTACACGCTCAATACCTGTCACAAATCCGCACATCGTTTTGTTCATTTTCATGGTGTACAGAGTGTTTTCGATGTTCCATGAGTCAATGATGGCATTGAGAGCATCCGCATCAATCAATCTTGTCATTCTTCCTCATTCCTCCTCCGGCAAACCAATATACACAAAGATTGCCTTTTTCCAGGGGATGGTTTCGACCTTTTCCCAGTAGATTTTCTCTGCTTCTTCGTCTGGCATTTCCTGCGGGATCTCGTCAATATCGAAGAAGTCTTCGTACAAGTTCCAGTCCACCCTTTCTGTACAGTAGTCCGACTTGAACCTCCACCGTTCTCCGTCTCTTCCTGTGGCATACTCATCTGTGTATGCGTGACCCCATGACCCTAACCAGTTACTATATTCGTCACCGCCAACGACCTCGCAGTCTACGCATGGTATTACCGGCAGATCCGGATTTTCAATCATCATGTCTACCAATTCTTTCAGCTTTCGTCTCTGATTACTCATTCTTCTTTCCTCTCTGCCATCCAGTTGTCCATCATTTTCTTAATCGCAATTCGGACATATTCTAAATTTTGTGATAGACACCACTCTTCTATCCAGTCAATCGGAACGGCATCCACTGGTGGTGCATCTCTGAGAGCTTTTTCGAGTGCTTCAGCTACGGCTTCGGTAAATAAAGTTTTGCCACCATGCCGACTCCATTTGATATCGATCTTAATAGAATCCACGTCTACCAGTTTCATGACTCTGCCTCCGTCTCCTGGCGGATGTACTTCAGAACAGTCGGCTGACTGATTCCCATCTCCGCCGCGATGGCTGCAGTCGTCCATCCGGCTTTACTCAGTGCACGGATCTTTCCGGTGTCGATCTGTTTGCCGGATTTCGGATCTGCAGGCTTTTCTGCCGGTGCTGGTTTCTTCTTGGCTGTCTTTGTCTTCTTCGGAGCCTCTGTCGCGTCGTTCTGAGCCTCCTGTGGCTCGACGTCTTCGAGAATGATGAACTTGTCAGCCACGGCAAGCTCTGCGAGCGTGGTGCCCGCGGTGAGTCGTGTGAGGATGTAAACGTCCTGACCGTCACAAAGTGCATCGATTGCATCCGTCAGGATGACCTCTTTCATTTTCTTCATGCTGTTCTGTCCTTTCGTTAAAATGGCAAGTCGTCGCTCGAGATCTCGATGTCGCTCTCGTTGAAGATGTCCGCTGGAGATGTCGAGATGTCCTTGGTCTTGTAGCTTTCCGTGCCTCTCGGCCTGTCTGAGGACGGCGCTGCTGCCTTCTTTGTCTCGAGGATCTGAACATTGTCAGCGACGACTTCCGTGACGTAGACCTTCGCACCCTGAGCATTTTCATAGCTTCTCGTCTGGATGCGGCCGTCCACTCCGATCATCGTGCCCTTCTGGGCATACTTCTCGAGGAACTCCGCGCTCTGCCTCCATGCGACGCAGCTGATGAAGTCCGCGCTCTGTTCCGTGCTGTTCTCGTCCTTTCTCCTGTTGCGGTCACAGGCGACCGTGAAGGACGCGACAAAGAGCCCTGAAGCTGTCTGTTTGACTTCCACGTCCTTCGTCAGTCTGCCGGTGATGATGACTCTGTTGATCATTGTTCTATCTCCTCTCTCTCGATCTTGTCGAGCTTCCTCTGCACCTTCTCCAGATGGCGGAGAAGATCTCTCCGCC